CGCGGCAGCAACTTTATTTTCAAAAGCATTGCCCCACTCACGTTTTAAGTCATTAGTAGTTTGCTCTAGTCTTTCTTGAGCAACTTGTTCCATTTGCTCTGTGTTTTGACCAATAGAACCTTTGTAGTAGTCAAGTATTCCAGATGCTTGTTGGGGTGTAAGCCCAAGCTTATGAGCTATACCAGAATATTCTTCAGCTACTTGCTCTGTGATTACATTCCCATCTGCTGATAGTTCGTAGCCTTCTGGGGTTTCTGGTCTACCTAACCTACTGTAAATATTATCTAAATCTTCCTGCGAGGGGTTTGTTGGAAACGGTATCTTGTCTGCACCAATAAGTTTTTGTGCATTAACAAAAGAACGCGCTAGATTACCAACATCCTTAATAGGTGAAAGACTTGGATGCTCCCTTAGATCTTCTGGTATCATTTCCATGAAACCGTTACCAGACCCGCCTTGTGCAACCTCTGCTGGGGTTTCCAGCATTGATGGGGCTGTTTCTGGCTGGGCTACCTGTTCGGCAACTTGCTCTGACATAAATTACTCCTCATTCATCATGTTGTATATGTGCAATAAAACTGCACGTTTCCCTTCTTCAAATGCTGTAGCATTAGCATCGCCAGCTACATAACTTGAGGCTCTCCAATTACATCTTGCCTCAAGATCTCCTAAAACTTTTTTACCAGCATTACTTTCAAAAACATCAGTATACATGGTTTTAAGTTTTGTTATCTGTTCGTTCATTTAGATATCATCCTTGATGCTTGCGCTAATTGAGCTACATCTTGCACATCTTGGGTTTCTGCCTGACGCGCCATCATAGCCTCTTGCTGCGCTGCCTGTTCTTCTCTTACGGCGTCAACTTCAGACTGTGGGTTTACAACTTTCTTAGGAACGCCAAGGCTGTCCATAATGTGATTTACCAAACCATCAGCATTAATATGTTCGGCTACTGGCAACGCTTGAGCTAGTGGAAGCAGTATTTCCAGTGCTTGCATTGTGCTGTTAAGGCTGCTTGATTTCTGTGCGCGAGCTAGTGGTGATACATACTCAACATCTACGTCAAGACCTTGTAGAACTTCTGGCGGTGTTGCCAGCATATCTGCCCGTAACATCAAAGCAAATATACGGTCAATCATTGGGCGTAGCATCTCATTCATCAAACGCCCTAGTACTGGCCCGATTACGCGCATACGCTCCTCTTGGCGTTGCACAACCTCTGTAGCTGTCATATTAGGCGAACCGCCTGTTAGAAGCTGATCTACATAGAATGCTGAACGTATAGCCGTTCTGCGCTGTTCTTCCATACTCAGGCCAATAGGTATGTTTGCGCCTGTGTTTAGTGGCGTGATTGTATCTCTTGTGCCACTTCTAAAGAAGTTGAGTCCCCCAGGCTGGGTACGGACAGGGAGAAGAAATCCGTCATCAGGAACCAAAAGCGGAGGATCAATTAGTTTCTGTGCAGCTTGTATAATGGTCTTTGACATTAGATTAAGCATCTTAACATCTGGCAACGCCACCATAGCTGGGGAACGCCCCATCACTTCGCCAGTTGCCTTGAGGAAGCGCGGAACAACGTATGGGAACTCTTGGAACCCGCTTTCTTGTATAACCATCTTTGTCTCCATGCAGATATACACAGAAGCAAAAGGCATATTTTTATTGTCCCGTTTAGTAGGATCGCGTTCTTTGCGTGGCATTACAGAATGAAGAATAGCTACTTCCTCATCAGGCTTTTTCTCAAATGTTTTTTGAATAAACTTGCCTACGTTTTCTAAGCCAAACCTTTGCACCGCTTGCCTTGCTGGCAATCTGTACTTACGAAATACAGTGTCAACGATTCCATACTGATCTTCAGCTACATAAAACTCTGATATGTGCCGTGTGCTAAATCGTAAGCTGGTATTGTCCATTTCGACAAACATACAGCCCGTGCCAAAAACAACCAGATCCACATACATTTCGTGGACTTCAGTTTCAAAGTTAGACATTGTTATAGCTCTCATCATACGAGAACTGGTATCTTCTAACCAAGCTTGCACTTCTTCATCACGGCCTAGCTGGTCATCTTTTAGGGTTAAATGGAACCAAGGCGTAGCTCCGCTTGTAAGCATTCCGTGCAAAGAAGATGCAAGTAAATCAACGGCTTGCAGTGCAGTACCGTCAAATATAAGTTCCATTCTTTTTTCACCGCGACTGCGCTTACGCACAATATCGGCTTTGCGTGGCAGCATGTAGTCTGCTAGTTCCTGATAATGGCTATCCCAGTTGGAACGCTGGCTTTCTAGGTATTCAAACCTAGCTACGACTTCATTCTGCTTTTCCATGTCCTATCCTAACAATGTAGGTTTCATTACTGAGTTTTCTGACTCTTTGCCCAATATCCCAGCAACTTGCGTTGACTTTCTGCCCTTACGTCCACGCCGTTCCTGTGCCATAGCATCTTCTGACAAGGCAGCAGCTTGTGCGTAATCAGTCTCATCAGGCGGCTCTGGGGCTNGTGGTGGTNGCGGCGTAGATATTTTTGGCGTTAAGAAAGACATTTTATACCTCTTTATGTAGTAACAAGAATACCATACTCATCAGTTTTACCAGCAAGACCGCTACGTTTACCGCGTGTTCTGCGCTTACTGCGTCCCATAATGGTTGGATCGCCAGATACAGTTACATCATCTTCTATTACTTCTGGGGTTATTTCTGGCGTTACCGCAGGATCATCTCTTGTTTGCTGTTCTATAGTTGGTTTGGAAGCCAATGGGCTTGCACTAGCTTGACCAGTAAAAGTTCCGTTTTCATCAACGCCAACAATATTACCACCGCTAAACACAGGCTTCCCACCAGCAATAATTTTTTGAAGCATGGATTCGTTCATTTGTCTTTTAAGTATAGCACCACCAGCAGTGGTAATGCTTGGAACAAGAATGTCTGTTTCACCTCTAGCCTCAGAAACCATTTTGCCAAGTGCGTTAAAATTGCTTTTACTGCCAAACTCAGAACGCCCAGCTAACGCCGCCGCATCCTTTGCACCTTGTCCAGTGCTACCTAACATTGCTTGGAAGGCACCAGGGCTTCTACCCATCTGTGGGGCAGGGGCAGGAGCTTTAGCACCAAAGTCAGGATCACGAGTAGAGCCAGCCCGATCTTTAGCTTGTAGTGCTTCAGCAGATTTTTTTAGCTGTTGCTTTTCAAACTCACGGCCTCTCCTAGCTTCTTCTTCTCTGCGTCTGCGATCAGGTGTAAAAACATTATCGTTTCCACCGCCGCCGCCATTACCACTGCCCATNTCAAGTCTCCTTTAACTTAAACCAGCCAAGCTTGCCTGTTTCTGTCCGTAACCATATAGCTTTATTAAGTCCAGTTTCTTTTAATTCATCTTTTAAATAACGAAATGATTTTGCTATATTACTCTTTCCGCCCAAACAAATAAAGTCTACAATCCAAACTGTATCCCCACCCCCACTAAAACCATCCACAGGAAATACATTTTCTATTAGTATTTTTGTATCTGTCGCTCATTAGGAAAGCCCCAACTTGCATAACCTATAGGCTCAAAATCGTCATCACAAAACACAACGTACTGGCCTAGACTCATAGGCGTATCAACGTATTGCCGTACTTCTTTATCACTCCACCAACTATGATATTCGCTATTTTCTACCAGTGCCAAAACGAACGGCTTTGACATTTCGTGCGTCATATCGAGAAAGGATTATATTCATTAACCGCGACTTGTTGCGGAGGTTTAGTAAAGCTTTGTTTATTCTCCAACCCAACAGCCAGATACCTAAACGCATCCGCAGCATGGCTCGTAAAGTCATGGCGCGGGTGATCTCTAAAAGTCTTTTTACGGTCATCCCATTCCTGCCTATACTGACGTAACATCTCTACGCCTGTGTCACATTTATCTCTATCAAAGTGGCATTTAGGTAAAAGCATTCTTGCCGCGTTAATACCGTCAGCGACTTTCATCTTAGGAATAACTCTAAACCTAATACCCAAACTAAATGCTGTTTCCAGCCTACTCTTACCGCTACCTAACTCGCGTACCTCAATGTCGTGAGGAGCCAAGTGATCCCCCCAGTGGTAATCTTTCTGCCGTAATATCTCAGCATAATGATCTAATCCAACACCGCTACTCTCATAATAATCAATAACATTGACTGCACCGCTTCTAAACACTTGTGCAAACCATATGGCTGTTGAATCGTTTATACCCAGATCCCAAGCGGTATGCACAGGGTAAGCAGGATCATATGGTACTCTTGTAATACGTCCAGTATCATCAGCATCTGCGAGCAACTTTCCATAGTAAGCCCCTATAATAGCAGCCGTGAACGAACACTCATACTCCTGCTCATACTGCTCTGGCGTCATTTGCACCCGTGCAGCATCCAGTTCGGCTTCTTTAACTAGCTGGCTTTCACTGGCCTTTACAATCTTCCAGTACCACTGGTCAGAACCATTAGCCTCCTCAGACTTAGCTTGCTCTAATAGATCAAAAAAATGATTATGCCCTGCTGGTGTACCTAGAAACACTGCGCCACCCTCTCTGTCGGATAGGGCTGGTCTAACAACTTCCCCCCACACTCTAGGGTTTTGCATACCAAATTCATCAAAGATACATAGATCTAAGTAAATACCACGCAAACTATCTGGGTTTTCTGCTGATAAGAGGGTTAGCCTAGCACCGTTAGGAAAATCCACCCGCAACTCAGTCTCATTAAACGTAGCACCTGGTATTACACCCGCATAGTATTTCACATAATCCCATGCAATCCGCTTGGCCTGTGTAAAAGTAGGGGCAACAAAAGCAACTCTAGGTCTTGGTAATTCACAAGTCAGAGCCTTCTTTATCAATTCATTAACAGCCCAGACAGTCTTACCAAAGCGTCTGTGCATAACTAACACATTCCATCGCTTTAAATGAGTGTGCATCTCAGCCTGTATAGGACGAGGCTTATAAGGTATCTTAACTTGCATCCGCCTCAGAAGTCTCCCAAACTATCCTAACAGTACCGTCACTAACCTCTACACCAGCACGGCTCTTATTATCACCAAACCTGTCAGATATTACCTTAGACGCCTTCCACCTAACATGACTAGCATAATCCCTTAATACATTAGGATCGTAATCCTTACGCCTGTGCAAAGCATCACTGTATAACTCATCAAGCTCCTCTAATGCCTTCTCAGCACTCTGCCTCTGTGCAGTCCTAATTATACCCTCAAACTCGCTGTCCTTGCTCATCCTACTGTATAAAGCAGCCCTGCTAACACCAGCTAACTCACACGCCCTTACAAGGCTATGCCCGTCCATTACTAGCTCCTCAACGCTGTCTAGCTTCATCTTTGTAAGTCTAGCCAAAGTAACTCCTGTCTGTGTGCTGTATAGTACTATTTAACATATATAACGTGCGGCACCGCGTCTGGGGGGTGCGGGTCACGCGCAAGCCCCCCGTATGCCTTGGTTTTGCGCTGGCAATCGCATGCTGGCATTGCCGCACAAGCTTTGTCTTTGTTGTGTGTGTAATGAAAGGCAAAACGCAACCCAATACAACCAAGCACAAACCTTGCCCATGCTATGCCATGCTTGTCTATATGGCTATGCACGCATTGCTTACTTACCTAAGTATCACATATTATGTTGACAGTAAATAATGCAGGCATTGCATATTTATGTGTTGACACTATGCAAGCATTGCTATATCACGGACTTATCACTAGCAATTACAGGGAATAAACCAATGTTACAGTCTTTCTTATCAGTCCTAATATTACTTTCAATATTTATCTTATCAGTCGTTATTGTTTGGCACGCTATGCCAGCATTAACTTTGGTATGGGTTTTGTTAGGTATGCCAACATTGATATACTTCTTTGCAGGTTCAAATATTATTTAACTGTAACAATCAAGGGCAAAAAACAATGTTTATTAATCATCCAAAAAGAGTAGCTCAATATAAAGCAATCACTTTTACAGTGTTACTTGCTTGTGCAATCGGCATTGGCGCGGCTGGCTCATTCATCATGGCAACCAT